GAGTTACCGGTTGTGGCGTAGGTTGCACTGGAGTTACCGGTTGTGGCGTAGGTTGCACTGGAGTTACCGGGCCTTCGGGCAAATCTTTATATTCACTTAAAAGGTCCTTTTTAGGTGGTAGCTGAATTTCAGGTGGTCTTGGTTCTGGGCCAACTATCGGAGTTGGAATTTCCGGTTTAGGTGGTTGTGGGGGATTCGGGTTTGGTATTTCTGGCTCACCGGGGGTGGTGATCGGATCTGGAGTGACCACCGGGTCCTCAGGTAGCTTTGGTCTTTTATTATGAGCTAATATATTATTTGCAAAATAATTATGATTTTTCTTAATAGCTGGGTTGTACGTAATCGTTTCAATATCTAATTCATCAATTGAAATAATATTAGTTTCTTCTAAAGTGTTATCATCACTCAGTACAAAACAAATATCATCTACCTCTAATTGTTTAACTTCAAGTTTATGCATTTTATAGGCCAAATTAGGGTCATATGAACACCAGCCCTTACCTTTTACTAAGTATGGATGGTCAGGCGTGTTTTTGTTAACTATATCATTACTAAATGTAATTTTTAACAAATCATCTCTAATTGGTGAGTTTAATTTTACAACTTCATCTATCTCAATAGTAGACGTTTCTTCATTAAATGAAAGAACTTTATCACCAGCTTTTAGATCTTCAATATTCTTATATTCATTATCCGGTAATGCTATTTTGGTTCCTGGTACAAAACAACAGTCAGCAAAACCCATGGGTGCACCCAAACAACGAACTTTCGGATCCTTAATAAATGGACCGCAAGGATCATCTGGATTAATCATCCAACCTGGCGCAGGGTCAGCTACTATGGTGACACCAAGTTTATTGTGTACAAGAAAACTATTTGCAAAGTAATTATGGTTAGTTTTAACATCGGATAAATTATATACTTTTATCTCGATATCTAGTTCATCAATACTTGTAAGACATACTTCAATTGTTTTACCGTCTACTAGCTTTAAGCATGTATCACCTGGTTTTAATTGCTCAACATCAAATTTATGCAAATCTCTGGCAAGAACAACGTCATATGAACTCCAACCTTTATCTTTTACAAAATATGGGTGATCAACTGTATTAGTAATCTCTGTACCATCTTCAAATGTTAACTTTATTAAATCATTACGAATAGGAGTTCCTATCAACTTAACCTCGTCTTCTTCAATATCTTTTGTCTCTTCATTAAAGGATAAGATTTTGTCTCCTACAATAATATCTTCAATGTTTTTCTCTGTACCATCAGCCATTGCAATCTTAGTGCCTGGTGCAAAACAACATCTCTTTGGCCCACCTGGTTTATCTGGGCCATCAATTCTTGCTTTCAGAGCAGAATAAAAATTTCTCAAAGCCATGGCTTCACCTCCGGCTTCTAAAATACCTTGTAAATTTCGTCTCTCAGGATCGGTCATAAGCCCGTATATCGCAGAAAACTGTTTTTGAGGACCTAACCCTGCGGTACTATTAAATGGTGCGTATCGATTACCGAAAATTCCTTGCATCGCAGCAATCACTGGACCAGTTGGGCTGTATCCGCCTCCCAGCATTAAAGTTCCGAGCCCGGCTATATTTCTTAAGTTGGTTGGAGCAAGTTCACCGGCGACTCGCTGAAGAACATTAGTTACGGAAAAATTTTGAAACTCTTTATACCCTTGTGCATACAATTCTTCTGGACTACCACCCAGCTTTCTGAGTGCTTCTTCTTCTGACACACCGGACTTCACCAATATAGTAACTGCTTGTTTGTAAGCTTCACGAGACTCATTAAATAATGTTGAATGGTGCAATGTTCGTTTACCTCCCGGACCACCTATGAACTCGTATTCCCCTTTTTTTTCATTAAAAATATTTAAACCAGTAGTCAATAATCTTCTGTATCTTTCCTGAGCCATTAGAGCGTTGCCCATTGCCTGCATTACGCGTGGATCAAATCTTTGAACAGAAACTGGATCATCTACAGCTATACCTGTACCAGGTCTTGGTTGTGTGATCTCAAATGGAGGTTTATTTGGTTCATAATAAGTAACTCTTTGTACATTAGATGGCAGTGGTGGATTAAAATTTAATGTAGGTGTTCCAGCTGGACTACTAACCGGCATCCTTTGACCATATACACCGGCCGGTATATTACCGCCTCTCTCTACAGCTCGTTCACCTGTGGTTGGCGGCCTCGCTATAGGTTTGGTTATTTTTCCTGGAATAGCTGGTTTTATTGACCCAGGCACAATTGTATTTGCATACAATGACGAAGGCATTGGTAACCCGGTAATAGGATCAACACCCCCGGGTGCACCTGCAGGCATTGGTAACCCGGTAATAGGATCAACACCTGCAGGTAAAGCTGGATCAGTAGGTACACTGTATGTTGTACCTACATTAGGATCAACACCAGTCGGTATACCTACAGCACTATTATTAACAGGTTGATCAACAGATGTTGTAGTTGGAACAGGGGGAGCTGGATTACCTGGAGGTATACTAGCTGCAGGTGAACTAGTTGAAGCCGATATTCCAACAGCATTGCCTTCAGTATCAGTTCCAGTAACTTGGCCTCCTCTACCAAACATTCTGTTAGCTGGATCCATGTTACTAGACGTCGTAGGTTGAACAGCTGGAGCATTATTAGCTACTCTACTAGTAGTTGCAGCTCCTGGTTGTGAAGCTAAAGTAGATTGCATCAGTTGACCTAATGCAGAATTAGGATCAACTCCACCTTGATTTACAGCTTGTTGATATTGAGATTCTGCAGGTGAAGCAATATTATCTCTGTTTAAGTCACTAGCTTCCGCAGCGGCTAGTTGTCTTCTTAGTGCTTCAATATCTGTTCCCTCAGGCATGCTTAATTATTTATACAAATATATAAAAAAAGACGGCAAGATTACCGTCTTTAAAAACATTTATTATTGTTGTTTTTATTGTGTTTTTAATAAAAATGGGAAGTCTTTCTCAACTAAAGACCGCCTTAATGCCTTTTTAGCTTCATTCTCTTTTGAAAAATCTGCTCCTACATCTTCGACAGGAATTTTAGCTAATTCATCATCTGTAGGTAGTTTTACTTTAGGATCTAAAGCCCATAGGATTTTATTCTTCTCACACCATTCTTGCATTCTTCTTACTGGTACAATCAAATTAAACGTTTCTCCAGCTCCTCGCACTAACATTCCAACATAACTAGCATCTGACTTTAAAAATACACCACCACCAGATGAACCTGGGAAGGCAGCTACTGTTGTTTGGTCAAATACATGCTTATTCAATTGTTTAATCAATCTACCTGTCTGAGAGTAGATACCGTCAGTCATACTGTTAGAACCGAGCTCACCAAGTAATGAACCTACATGCCATAAATCTGTACCTAGTTTTGGAATTTTATTATCTAATTTAAATTTCACAGAGTCTTCTAAAAAATTTAATTTTCTAACTTTAAGAAGAGCTAAATCATGACCATCATCAGCATCAGAATATTTAATAACTTCTGCATCCATCTCTAGTCTTCCTACAGCACGACCATTTTGTCTAATAACTTTAAGAATTTTTGCATCTTTAAATTCAACTAGAGTTTTAGACGCACCATTTACAATGACTTTTCTCTCTTGTCTTAAATTATCAATTACATGAGCAGCTGTCCAAACAAAATTAACTGTGTTACCATCTTTGTCTTTTCTACTAAAAATAACGCCTGAACCTTCTCCACGTGAAAATGAAGATTCAGAAACAATAGTTACAGATACATCTTGAAGATAATCAGCTGTTGTTTTGTCATCACCGATAACGAACATACCTGTGAGAAACAAAGATAAGATTGATAATTTAAAAGCATTCATAATGTAGATATTTAAAACTATAAATTCTAATAGCAACAAAAAAAGAGAGGCCGGAGCCTCTCTTTCTGACTGTGTTTTATTGTTATGCTTCTACGGTTTGTACGACCTTGTTGAACTTCTTAGTATTAACGAGAAGATTCAACCCTCGCTGCATCAATTGATCTTGAGGTCCTCCCATAAGAGTACTCACAAGACGTCGTTCTGCTGCTTGCCTACCTTGCTTTTCTAGCTTTCCTGCGTTGTTGTGGTGATTGACCCACTCAGTTAGCCCATTAAGAGCGTCCCATCGAGTAGCACCGAGATTTCCTGCTCCATTTGCGAACAAGTCTACAATTGCCTCTCGGCGGTTTACCAATCGTGAAGTGGTACGTACCTCAATCTCTTTGCCCTTCTCATCCTTCTTACGCTCAGGATCTGGAAGCAAGAGAGTTGCAAACCCGCGACACTCATCACTAGTCATATCTTTTTTATCGAGAAGATTTGCAATCTTCTCAAAGGAAGCTAATCCACGAAGAGCAGATTCAAAGCCTTTACGTGCTAAATCAAGCTGCTCTTTCCAGTTTTTAGTATGAGAGATCCAATAATCAGACTCATTAGCTTTTTGCATGATCGTTCGTAACTGGTTGTTACAAAAAATACGTTGAGCAATTCCAAAATAAGCGTTACGCTTAGTACCATCATTGGAACCGAAAGCCATGATACGATTATCAACCTTATCATTAGAACGGTTCTTCAAGGTAAAACTATCTTTAAGCTTGGCGCTAATCCATGCTTTTTTACCTCCACCGATCAACCCTGCCGACTCATACTCGGCACCATACTCTTGCACCATCTCATGAAATGGACGAAACATCTCATCCATAGGAATGGCAGTGTAACGTTTACGCATAATAGCAAACGTTTGTTTAGTGTCACTACGACGAATGTTAAAATGTCCGGTAATCTCTTTACCTTCAAGATCAAGTACCGGAGTTTTCTCAACTTCGAAGTCAAAACCTGCTGTTCGCATCACCTGATCATAATCGGATACGTCGCTGATGTCAACCCCAACGCGTTCGTCGAGCTTAGTAAGTGTTGTTTGTGCTGATGTGCTCATAATTAATTTTAATTTCTGTATTAATTATAGGATCAAAATTTAGGAACAGCAACTACTTTTTATTTTTATTCTTCTTTAGGTGATTCAGAGACAAATGAATTTACAACATTCAATCCGTCACGAGCTGCAGCTAGTTCATCTACTAATTTAGTCATCTCTTCAACTACATCCGGATGTTCACCAATACCTGCAGGATTCTTAAAATAGTTTAACAAGTTTGATTCAGCTTTAGCTGCTCTAGCCAAATAAATAACACGTAATGTTTCTAATAGTTTTTGTTCCATATTAATTTCCTTTGAAGCCTTTTTTTAAATCAAACACTTCATCACCTCTTTGATTATGCATTTTTAGGATTTCTTCATGTTTTGAACAATTTCCTAACAATGCTCTTTTATGAGCTTTATACACGTCTAAATCGTCCACATTAACTGTTCTAGTAGTATTTTCGGACATATTCAAAATAGTTGCAATGTAATGTTTCATTTCCACATATTTTAGTATATAATAAAGTGATTGCAACGAAAAAATAATAACTATTTAAAATGCTTGTTGTCCGTTTAATTCCATCAGATAGAGCTACTCGATATTTAGATAGAGACAATATCGAACTAGCTCGACTTGAGACAGTTTTAAACTTTATTACTCGCTATATGGATAAAAGAAAAAAGATCGAAATATTAAATATTAATTTTGATATCGATTGCAGAAAAGAAGATAGTGAATATTATTTTAAAAGTCGTCATATTGTGATAGGTGGTATTAGTGTAAATGATAAAAAAGTAAGGACGCGCGCTGGGCGACTAAAATATCTTATTAGTTGCTTAATTCATGAATTTCGTCATTGTATTCAAGAAAAACTCTTTAACAAAGATGCTAGTGATATAACATATACTGACAAATCAAACAAAAACTCTGATGAATATTTAAACAACACATTAGAAATTGATGCTACATGGTTCGAAAAGAAATTTGAAAAGAAAGCTTATGATTTGTATAGATTTTTAAAAAAATGTAAAGTTAAATCTATTGACTCTTTTTACGTCGCGGAGTAGTTTTCTTTTTAAACATCAATTTATCATTTTTATCATAACAAACAATTGTATCACCTTCTTTATATTTTGATTTTAACAATATTTCAGCAATAGCAGTTTCAAAATGCCTTTGAATCGCTCGATTTAATTCTCTAGCTCCATACTGTTCATCAAATCCTTTATCAATAAAAAACTCTTTTGCAGTTTTGTCTAGTTCAATTTTAATATTGTAGTTAGATAAAATTCGTTGATAATATTTCTTAAAGTTAATATCAATAATTGAGTACAGGTCGTCTCTTGATAGGTTATTGAATATTACAATTTCATCTATTCTGTTGATCAACTCTGGCTTTAATTCTTTTTTGATCTCATCTAAAGCTAAATTTGCTCCTATCTCTGTTCTTTCTTCTTTTGAAGGAACAACAAATCCTAATGGTTCGGGTGAGATAACTTTTTCAGCACCCATGTTAGTAGTCATTACAACAATTGTGTTTTTAAAATTAATTGTTCTGCCAAGCCCATCAGTGAGTTTACCTTCCTCAAGTAACTGCAGCAATACATTTAAGACTTCCGGATGTGCCTTTTCTACCTCATCAAATAATACTAACGAATATGGATTCCGTCTAATCTTCTCAGTTAATTTACCACCTTTCTCATATCCGATGTATCCGGGAGGTGAACCAATAAGTTTTGAAATAGAATGTGGCTCCATAAGTTCAGACATATCAATCTGAACAATCTTTTCTGGGTCACCAAACAACTCTTCACATAATGATTTAGCCAGATATGTTTTACCAACTCCGGTTGTGCCTACGAATAAAAATGATCCGATTGGTTTATTAGGGTCTTGAATTTTGCTAATCGATCGTTTAAGGCTATTTGATATAACTTCAATAGCTTTTTGTTGTCCAATAACTTTAGATTCTAAATTAGTGCTGAGCTTAAGAATTTTTTTGACTGAGTCTTTTTCATCTACACTAACTGGCATACCTAAAATATTTGATACAATAGTTTGAACGTGTGATTTATCTATTGTGATTGTTGTGTTTTTATCTTTCTCTCTTTTGTCGATGAGCTCTTCAAGTTTCTTTTCTTGACCTTTCTCTTTGTCTCTAAATTCTATAGCTTCTTCAAACTGTTGACCAGCAATTAAATTCTCTTTCTTTTTTCTGTAAAACTTAATTTTATCTGTTAGCTTTTGTAATTGTTTGATACTAGTATCAACTGTATGACTAATCGCTCCCGCTTCATCTATCAAGTCAATAGCTTTATCAGGCAAATTTCTTTCAGTTAAATATCTAACAGAGAGTTTAACTGCATATTCTAAACAATCATCAGTATATTTTACTCCATGAAATTTTTCGTAACAGGTCTTAATACCTTTAAGAATTTTTAATGTTTCGTCTTGTGTAGGTTCGTCAACATTAACTTTCTGAAATCTTCTTTCTAATGCTCCATCGTTTTCTACAAAATATCTATACTCGTCTGGAGTAGTTGCACCGATACATTTTATTTCTCCCCTAGCTAACGCTGGTTTTAAAATATTGCTAGCGTCCATAGATCCTTCTGCAGAACCAGCTCCCACCATCATGTGAAGCTCATCTAAAAATACTATAACATTACTAGTTTTTTTAGTTTCATTTAAGATGCTTTTTAACCTCTCTTCAAACTGACCGCGATATTTTGTACCTGCTACTAAACTAGCCATATCTAAAGAGATGATATGCATATTAGCAAGAATCTGAGGTACTTCACCATTAACTATTCTTAGGGCCAATCCCTCGACAGCACTAGTTTTACCTACACCTGGGTCACCAATTAACACAGGATTGTTTTTATACTTTCTACACAGTATTTGAACTAATCTTTCGATCTCTTTAGTTCTTCCAATAATTGGATCTATTTTATTAGATGCAGCAAGTTTGGTAAGATTGACTCCGTATTTTTGTAGATTTTTTAATTTTTGGATTTTTTCGTCATCTTTATCAAAAGATGTAACTCGAGTTACATTCTCAACTGTTTCACCAAGCTCGACTCTAATTTGATCTTTAACCTTGTCATAGCTAACACCTAAACTTTTTAATATGCTTGTAGCTACACCCTCCGTCTCATATAGTATACCAAGAAAAATATGTTCTATGTCAATCTTGTCTCGTTTAAACTTACTCGAACAAGCATTAGCGATTTCTAAAATCTTCTCAACTCTAGGTGTAAAACTAATATCATTTACAGTTATATCCTCGTCGCCTTCTTGAGATATATTATCATAAATGATGGATCGAAGCTCGTCCAGATCGACTTCAAACTCTTCTAACATCTCAGTAATACTACTATCGCCTATGTTAAGTAATCCAAGCAACAAATGTTCTGTACCTGCATATTTATTTCTAAGAAATTGAGCCTCTTTCTTAGCAATAGACATAGCTTGCTTAGCCTTTGGAGTAAGCTTGTAAGTATCCATATAACTATTTAAGATTATAGAAGAGTAAGTTCAATAATGCAACTATTTTACACAAATAACTTTATTGCTACCTCCAGCAGCAACTTGAGTCTCTGTTTGTGTAAACAAATCACCTGTATTTAAACCTGAATCAGATGTCGGTAATCCTTGAAAATTAATAGTAAAGTCACCAGTGTCATTTGCGCTCAATCCTCCAAGTGCGCTTAATCCACCTTGAATAGTAATACCGTGAGTAAGAGCATACTGAGTAAGAACATAAAATTGAGTAAATTGTTCAAAGCTCATTTTAACACTACTTAAATCAGCTGTTGTTGAGCCAATAGAAGCTAAAAGTAAATCTGTATGTTGTAATGTGTAAGCAGACTCTTTAGTGTTTAGTTGATTTACTGTAAATGTTGCCATTGTTTATATATTTATTTAAACGTTATTGATATCAACACTAATTTAATCCTTCTAACGCAACAGACTCACCATTAAATCTATCTCCATTCGCATAGATACCTCGAATATGTACGTTAAATTCATTATTTTGTTGGTAGCTAATAAAGTTGACTGTCTGTCTTACTCTCTTACTATAGTCTAAACCATCTTCTGGGATTATGATCAACCCTTCTTGTTGAGTTCGCTTGTTGTTAATGTCTGTTTCATGAAACGGACCGTTTGAGTTAATTCCAGTAAATATCTCATTCCCTGTAACTCTTCTTGTAGATGAATCAGATGGTAAAAACACTGTGTCTTGCTCAGCTGCTCCAATAGCATATGTAAAATATTGTTGCTCAGCTATCAAATTACTAAATTGATTAGATCTTCCAAATGAATACTGCTCTGTAACTATAGGGCAATATCCACATCCATACGTTAATATTTCTGTACGTAACAATTCGTCCTCTCCAGCAATAAATGGTTCTGGTATAGATGGTAGATATACTAGCTCGCTCTTTTCAAAAGGAATATAAAAGTTAGCTGCATAATTTGGATTCTCCGCTTCTACTGTTACTAATAAGGTGTCTTTACCGTGTTCGTTAGTATGCAGTAATGAGTTTACTAACTTATAGTCTTTATAGAAGTTTAAGCTTGGTTTACTAAGAGTAAAGTTAATTTTATATTCATCAACACTCAAATCCGTCTTTATACCACTAACAGTAATATTATATGTTGTATAAAAACTGTCAGTAGGATAAAACACTCTTGATATACTAAGCTGTGAACTACTCAATGTGTTAGTTGTGTTTTGTAAAGTAAACGGATCATCTAAATCGCTGTACTTTACGAGAAATTTTAAATAGTTGTAATATGACGCGCTACTCAATCTCGCATCTAATATACCACTCATACTAATTGTTAAATTAGTTGGACCAGATTCGAATACATCAATACCAGCCGAACCTGCGTTCAGCGTATCTGTAGAAAGTACATATGTTAATGTATTCATGTCTAAGTATTTATTAGATTATGGTATATCCTAAACCCTATACTGTATCTATTGCATTCCGAATATACGCAATGCCAGAAATGAGGTTTCTTTTCTGGTACGGTAAAGAGTCTATATTGCCAACCTTTAAAATCGTATGAAGTAATAATTTTATCATGTTTGTTTAAGTATCTAAAAAAAGATTTATTGTTTTGATCAGCATATGTTATGTAAAGTCTAAGACCATCTGCATCACTATTAGTATGCCAAGCCATAGAATCTTGATTTTCATATAGATAATATCCAGATAAAAATATTGAATGTTCTTTAAAATAATTGTTTGCTAAATGGGTAATTATTTTTCTAATACATATAGTATTTTCTACTACTTGTATCCGTTTATAGTTCCCAACACCTCTTGGATTGTCTTTACTAAAAACTGATCTTAGATAATCTTCTTCGACAATTTGTTTTGAACAAAAATTTTGTTCTCTTGGAATATTAAGAATTTTTATTTTATCGCTAAAAACAATTTCATTTAGAGGTTCAATTAACTGTTGTTCTTTTATCTCCTCGTGAATTATTTCCTTACCTTTTAACTGAAACTTGTTCATTAAACATTACGGGTAATAGGAGGCATAACTCTCTTAACCTCTTTTAACGTTTTGCACGTTTTTAAATTTTTTAAAACTAATTGAGGAACGTCTCTTAATTTTTGTTTTTTTATTTCTATTTCTTTTATCGCTTTTTTATCGTTTTTACCTATGGCTATTAGTTGTTGTTGGTCGAGTTCAATTAACCGTTTATTTCTTTCAGTTCTACAATAATCTGTATGAATTTCTTTACATTTTTTTAAATCTACAACAACTTTTTTGTTTTTAATAACATATGCGTTGACAAATAATTTTTCCGGATCATCTTCAACTATCGGTAAATCAGGAGCGCATTCAGCATGTGGTAGATGTGCATATTGTTCTCTAACTACATCTTCTTCTCCTTTTACTACATGGGTAATAAAAATACCGTTTAAGTTTGGGTCTTTCCAAACTACCTTCTTAACAATTTCATTGTGTTCGTTCATATTAAGCGTTATCGTAAATTGTTACTCCTACATAACTTGGTTCGGAATTTCTAACATAATATACATCGTCACCATCGCGGTTTTCTCTATCATGAAGATTTTCAAAACATCTAATTATATAATATCTATGTCCGGGTGCAGCTCCTCCACCGCCCCATGTACCAGAACCAGCATAAAAAGCCGGGCCTTTTAAATTGTCACCAGGAGATGTATATGCAGAATGATTACCTGTTCCAGCTGATGCAGCATTTACCCAACCAATACTTGGTACAACATGTTGATATTGAGCAGTACCAACAGTGTTTGTTCTAAGAGTAAAATAATAAACTGAGCCATACGAACCCGCTCCAGCGCTATTTGCTTCATTATACTCAGTTACAGATAAATAAAAATTATGTGCAATCAATGCTCCGTTACTATTAGGCATCCAGGTATGATACGCTTTAGCAACGCCTGCTACACCAGACAATGATATGGTTTTAAGACGCGATGTATCAGACGCTAAAACATCCATTCTACCAGTGTTATATACAATAATATTTTCTACTAAATTTGTACAATCAACCTCACCACCAACATTTAAATTACCGCTAATATCACCATTACCGTCAACATCTAACGAATCACATTGTAACTCTCCGGTAATATCAACACCATCTGTTTTGGTTGTTAATTTAGTACTACCACCGAAATTTAATGTGACCGCTGTTGTACTACCGCGACAACTGAGGTAGGTAGTAACTCCTCCACTACCATCGTCTGTCTTTAGAGTTATATCTTTATCGTTAGCTTCATTTTGGATTATATAGTCACCTGTTATATTAACAGCATATCCATGGCTCCCTGAGTGATACAGCGAAAGATCAGCACTATTACCAAGTTTAATGATATCATTATCACCCATATTAAGGTGAGTAGACAAAGTAACTTCTCCTGTTACTCCTAAAGTACCACCAATAGTAGCATCAGCTGTTACCGAGAGACCGGTACCAGTGCTCTTACTTAATGTTAAGGTGTCACTAATGTCGCCAACACCATTAATATCTAACGAGGTAGCTTGAACTTCTCCAGTAATGTCAACACCATCATTCTTAGTAGCTAATCTAGCACCAGCATCATAATAAAGTGTTACCGCTCCATCGTCCTCTGCCACTATACTATGCTCACCAGATTTAGCTTGAATATAGATATCACCACCATCATCATCGTCAACATTATTTCTAATGTATAAATTGCCCATGTTATTGTCAATATATGAGCTAGTACTATCGTGATAAATTTGTAAATCATCACTATCGCCGAAATTAGCTTTCTTATTATCTGGCAGCTCTATAGAGCCAGACAAATGAATAGAAGTAGTACCATCACCTACAGTCATTAGACCGTTACTACTAATAGAACCGTTAACTGTAAATTTTGCAGGAGGTGAAGTTGCGCTAAAATCTTGACCTATACCAGCTGCGAATGCCGCGGGTGCATACACTCGTTGATTTGGAGATATCCCTGCGCATAATAAAGGAGCTTGAGTATTGGAATTGCTATTATATAGTGCGTGTGTTACATCTTGCATCGATGCTTTACATGTACTCAAACTATCTGCTTCAGTACCTGCTGTAACTAGAAACAAATCGTCTCTAAACAACGTATAATTATCATAATTTTCTCTGAGCTCAGTTACAGCTGATAATTGACTAATCTGTAATAATTTATACGACATGTGCTATATATGTATTTATATGATTTTTTTAAATTCCAACTACTATATTTGATAGCGGATAAACGTTTAAATATTTCTCCTGACACATCAATAACAATGAGTTTTGTAAATCATATAATTGCTTTAACGGTCTGTTAATTGTTTCGGCAAGCACGACTTCATTTAATCCAACAAACATATCATCAGATAATTTAAAGTCGACTAAATGATTGTCTTTCTCTGTAAAATAAACAGTATCTTGATATTGAGATCTACCAAGCACATCATATTTAGCTTCAAACTTACCAAAAATAGAATCTTTAAACAACAAGTGATTGTAAATAAATTTGTGCAATGATTTGTTAATCACCCATGAGGTAACATATTCTTCATTAGTTACTTTAATTGCACTAAGATCGAACAAATTCGTTTTAAATGTGTCTCTAGATATAGACTTATATGTTACTTCCTCGTTAAATTTAAATATGGCACTTGAATCAGAAGTTAAATTATCATAATTTAAGTCTGAACCTACAAACACGAAATCATATGTTAAATCATCTGTTTCTAATACAGAAACAAAATTAAAATTTTGAGGTTCAATTTTATTTTCAATAAATCTAAACGCTCCAATAATTTTTTCTGGTTTAGATTTAAATTTTTTAAACAAGTTAAAGTCGCTCAATACATACATAACGTTGTCGTTTTTCTGTGATTGAGTAATCTTTCTATATTGTTCGTCATCTTTAACACCATCATTAGAACGTATCACATCCACTAGAAATCCATCTTTGTCGTATTTTAATATTATACCTGCTTCTGATAGAACATATATATCTTCAGTCTTTTTATCAACACTTAAATCAACAACTGGTGACCCTGATAATTCGTTATTGAAATCAGATCTAATACTTAGCGTAGATTTCCAGTTTAAATCTTTATCAAATATTTTTACACCTGAATGATCCAAATCTAATACATAAATTTTATCATCTTTTCCCGTTTCAATAGCTATTGGATTGCCAAATTTATCTTTGTCGAATATAGATGTTCCTTTACCACCAATAGTTTTAATCAATAATTTACCTATATTTTGTGTAGCTACATTATCTGTTAATACACTAGTAACATCAAATTTATGAATGAACGAATCATCTAACACAAATAAATTTTTCTCTGTATTGAAAGTTAAACTTTTAATTTGAGTAAAAGACAAATCTGTTGACGATTCTATAACTCTATCATTTGATTTTAAAGTTGCATCGTTTAATTCACTTGTGTGAAATCCAATTAAAGATGCAGAATTAGCGACAAACCCTACGTGGTTTTGTCTACTACCTAATCCTTGAGTAAAAGCACCATCGACTAATCCGCTTAGCACCGTTCTTCCTGATGTATACCCCGAACCGTATGCAGAAAGTTGAGTGGAAAGAAAATCTTCAGCATCTCTCGTTCCATTAGAAACTTTGATTACGTTTGTTCCTGAATGGAAATCTAGCCCTGAAAGGCCTGTAGCTTTACTACTAGCTATAAAACCTTTATATAATGCAGGAAAATTGTTAGTAGCTATATTAGCTTGTGCATTCAAGTATAAAAAATTATGATGTAATTTTAATAAACATGCATTAAAGTTGTCTGCAGTTACCAACTCATTTGCTTTTATTTTTATCTCTTCAAAGGTATAAGGTAATATAAGTGGATCTCCAAGATATCTGTCAAGCTTAAACTTGTCTCTAATTTGCCTATCAAACCCGGAAGTAGAGACATTAGCTGTAGTTGGATTGTAATTGTTTACATTACTCATACGTAATAAAATCTCCTGTTAATGTTGTTGTTGTGCTCTGTGATGGTGTTTTTGGTCTAATGATTACAGATTTTGCACTTACCTCAATTCCAGATGTTGATGTGAAGCTACTATCCCATCCAAACTCATTAATCTTTGCTAACACAGGTAGCTGATCTGATGTGAGAGATAAATTGATCTCGTCTTTAATAGCATTAATTGCTGCAGCGTCTGTAATTTCAGAGTTAGAAACATTTATGTTGACGTATTCACTCTTTCTACCAGGCAAAGAATGTTTAAACATTCTATCAATAGTATCAACATAATTTCTCTGACCTGCAGGTATGTCCCATTTTACCACTGCAGTGTCTTCAATAACTTGGAAATGATTTTTAATGTCATAATATGACAACGGTTTATCGTATAATTTTATATTTTTAAGTTTTATACCATTAGCTAGATAATGTTGTGGTTGACCTAAATGTTCAGCTAACACAAGTTTAGTATAAAACGGTGTAGATCCTATTGTTAACGGTGAGTCAAAAATGTCACTAAAGCTAAATTTACCTCCAGATATGCTCTGAGTCTGAACTCTATATGCATCAACAAACAATGAATATTCACCTCTCTCAGCATCTAACACAACACAGAAATTATGCCATCCTCTAGATAGTCCTGATAATTCATACTGTAATGTAAACGAACTATATGTTTGAGTTGTAGTCGATGTATTATATAACTCTGACATAGTAGCTCTAGCTACTAATCTAGGTTTAGTATTTAAATTAGTAGTTCGAGAATTGTAATATCCTGTATAGGTTTTTCTGCCGGATGATGGTGTAAGAAACATTTGATTAGCTTTTGTACCACCAGTAACAAATACTGTGTTACTCATAACATTTCCTGTGTTGTTGTCTAATCTATATAAACTACTACCGCTTGCCGACTCAACTAGAACAACAGGATACTTTTCATATCCGTTTGTATTAAACTCAGCTATATAATCAATGCTTCTATTGTATCTTACAGAACTTAATGGTAACATTGAGGTTAATGAAACAGTAAACAAATGATTTCTATAATTGTCTAATTTAGTGACTTTAAAGAAGTCGTGAAGTACCCAAACATTGTTGTCTAAATCTACATTTACACCTTCAATTATCTCAACTGCACTAATAGCTTGAATATTCGCGCTAAGTTCTAAACTATACGTATTAACAACTCCTTGTTGAAGTACCCATGGTGTACCAAAATTATCTACTGTACTACCATTTACAAAATTATGAGTACCACTTACTGTGTTGTGAATAGTAGTACTGCTACTTAACAAATCATGTTGAGTTATTAAAACTCCAACACTACCTGAAAGACCTCTTGATACAGAGTGAATCTTACATGTTGATAAAGTACCTGCTACTGTCGAATGACCATCCGCTTTAAAGTTCCAAATATTAGCTGTTTCTAATGAACCTTCATATCCTGTCTCCCCGGCTTTAGAGTAATCATACTTAAAGTATGTTGCTTCTTCACCAGTTTGCGGGCTAACTAAAATGTACAAATATTGATCTGTAACTTCTATATCAACTAACTGCTTTCCTGTTAATAATGAACTAGTTATTTTATTAGATATTACTCCATTTATATCATACTCATATACATCATTATTATTATCAACAATCCAAAATCCTTCGAGATTACCCTTCTTAGTATATAAGTTAATTTCTTTACCTATTAAGTGAGATGTTATGTATGTACCATTTGAATTGTATACATGAATTTTATTTTTGTCAGGTACTGTGATAAAAGGAGTGATAATTTCTTCGTTAAATATACCGAAACCTTTAGTTATGTGATTACCAATAATTTGGTTACCAAATGGTTTACTCCAATCTGTACACCACATCCAAAAGTTTAATGAAAATGACCCAGTATTTTTGATAACATCTGTTATTCCATATCTATCACCATTAAAATCATAAATTAAAGGTATCTCAATTGACGCAGGTGTAGTTGTGATACCGGATGAAATATTACCGTCATCATCTAAATGATAGTCTTCACTTGCAATATCAAATTCAGGTCTAATTTGAATATTTTCAAAACTTCTATAATTCGATATTACATCAAATAAAATGTTACTTTTAAGAGAATCTATTAACCTTTGCGCATTACCTCTACCAACATGATGATAAGCATATAATATACCTGGTTCAAATGTCAGATCACTTAGCTTGTCATAAATCGGCGTTCTATTTGCTGATGCTCCTAATGTTCTTGTTAAAGCGTCAAAACTATCAACAAAAGGAACAGGCTCAATAATTCCTGCTGTAAGTGCTACATTTTTAGATGAATATGATGGATTGTAGTATCTGTCAACCCATATTGGAGTAATGTTTGCATTTTCATTTCCTGATAGCCAGGAGCACAACATTGTACCATTACCTACATCTAATGGATTGTTAAACTTGCTTACATTCGATCTACGTTTAAAAACTTTATCTGATAATCCAGGACTATCGCCAGGCACAGCACCTGATTTAACTAATTTACTATCGTTAACGTTTAATTTAACATACGGAGTAATATTTTGAGGTATATGAAAATATGTAAGCTTATCATTAGGAAACTCTATTTTTTTAGTACCTGTTGTATATGAAGCGTAAATAGAATCGTTGCCATATTTTTGATATGTACCCGTATGTAGTTTATGATATTCTCTATGTGTTACTTCAGTCTCTTGATTGCTGTAAGGATTATTTTTAGAAGTGCTACCTTCTAAGGTTATCTGATTCTTAAGCGGAAACAAATTAACATCCATTCGATTTTGATCAGATATTAATTTACCTTGACTTGAATGTACAATAAAATTGTTTTCGAGGTTTTTAATTGACCTATCACTACTAACATTTAAAGAGTTGTGGTTAACACTAGACAAATATGAAACATATGTATCATTTAAATCATATGTTGTACTCGCGAAGTTTTTCTTTCTTAATCTAAATTGATTAGGTGTAGTTGCTCCAGAATATGGCTGTGTGTTAGTTGCAGTGATTTGAGCTGCACTTAAAACTTTCTCAGAACTGTCAGTTTGCCCTATAATAAAACATGGTACATTAGCATGGATACCGGATACAACTTTCATCAAAGTTATTATATTCTCAGTATCATCTAAAACATATTTAAAAACTTGAGTATCAACTTGATCGACAGACGGTACAGATCTAGTCTGAAAATTTAACTCGCTTGAATTTATTTCAGTTACTGTTAAAAATTTATTTGTACCGTCATGATGATGTCTTAAAACAACATCTGAATCGTTTAAAAATTCAAACTCAAAAATATAATTTCTAGTTATATCTGCCGATGCACCAGACATTCTTGTGCTACCGGTAGTTGTATCAACAACTAAAAATTTATCTTCATCTTTAGCTTTGACCCATGAAGTTCTAAAATAAGGATATTTTTTTACAGATTTGTTTAATTTTAAAACGTTATTAAGTTTTTCAGTCTTTGTTAAAAATAAATAGTTTAGATTATTTGCGGTTGAATCTTCAAGACCGGATAAACCGTCAATATATACAATATCTAAACCTTCACTTGTTTGGACTTTCTTATCTAATATAGACACATTATGATCCGGCTCATATACTGAGCTTACTGGTCTAATATTAGAACTATGATATCCAAAAATATTCATTAAAATTATTTATCCATTATATAAATGTTGACTAATTTGAGCGTAACCGCTGTTTCCTGAAGTTAAAGTAAATAAAGCGAAATCAAATGTTAGCACAATATCATTAGTTACACCTGATAAAGAAGGAGACAACGCTAAATAGCTTGATTGATGGGTAAATGTAGCTTCATCAGTACCTAATATTACTTCATCATCTGTAGATGCACTAACTCCAACACCCATACGAACTGAATTATTTGAAAAATCAAACAATCTGGTTGGGGTATTTTCTCTACCAGATAAAATAGTAGTATATGACATGTCGTATGTTTGCTCATCAGATATGTTACCCACTGGTACTTGTAGTTGTGATTTAAATGAGTCAAAACTTACAAAAGATGAGTTATATGGTCCACCTCTTATTAAAGTACCTTCTACTATAGAAGACACAACAGGAGCATCTGTACCAGTGTGACCTAAGTAACCGTGCACATTGAAGTTAAAAATATCTGTGTCTGGTTTAAATAAGTCTAGTTTCTTGACATCATATTCATCTTTGTTTGTAATGTCGTAATACTGATTAAACATGTATACAGATGAACCGCTATCTTTAGCGAAAAAGTTTATAGATAATGTATTTTCTTTTTCGTTTAATGATATCATTGGTGTATTAATTGACATTATATTAATAAACTCACTAGAAGTTATAGGTAAAGAAGATTCAAAATATAAAGTAGGCTGACCTTCTACTGGCTCTTCAACATGAGAAATAATATTTTCTGGAATTACAAAACCTTTACCACTTAACACTTTATATGTGTTGAAATGCTCATTAATATTGTCTGTGCTCAATACTCCAATCATAGTTTTTAAAGATAACGTATTAGTAGAAGTATTGTTATTATTGTTAAATTTTAAAATTTCCGGATAAATTATTTTATAGTTTGTACCTGATAAAAATGGATGCAATACAGTCTTTGTTAATAGAATTTCATCTCTAGACTCAATGTAATAAACGTTTCCAAATTTTTCAAAATTCGAATCTTTTCCAGATAACGACATCATTACTTTGGTCGGGAGTACAGATGAGAAAGTATCTGTTTCAAAGTCGTATGTAAATTTTTCTAAAATTAAAAACGAAGATGTTTCAATAATAATAACATCTTTAATAACATCAAAGTTTATTATGTTGTTATTAATCTCTGAGAATATATTTGTATCAATGCTATATTTTTCAAACACAGCTGATAATGAACTACTACTTGCTGGTCCAATTTCTGTTGAATGAACATTTCTAAAATATAAATCTCCTAAACTAACATTCTTCCTGTCATATGGTTGTACAACTGATGATACAACATCAGATCGAGATTTAAATTCAGTAGTAAAATTAGATAGCTGATAATTATAGTAAGGTGTTTTTGGAGTTGTGTATGTACCGGTAGTTGCAACATACAAGCTTTCATTCTCATTTGCTACACCGCTTTGAGTAGCAGAGTTAATTAAACTTCCAGATTCTTGTTCGCTGGTTTTTCTGACAGGTTTAGTATTTTTCAACAATGCATAATTGTTACCAAATATATCTGATTTCCATTCGTATGTTATAGTATCAGTGACAATTAAATCTTCTATTTTCTTATCAAATGGTGGCGTTGATAGAGGTTGTATTTTATATACATCTGGATTGCTCCATATATCTTTTTCCTCGCCTACCCAGAAATCAAAATTGTCTGTAGACCTACTAATTCCAGAATCATTTAAAAGTAGCGATTCTTCTTTTGATTGATATGGATATAATTTTTGTAGTTTGTCATCATTAACTACTTCACCTTCCTTAAGATGGTTTAATCTAGTGGCTTTAACTGAACTAACATCTTCGTAATGTTCGAGGGGCGAAGATTGGTCTACTTTAGTGTTACCTCTACCTGCTGCGAATTTTGTTGGATCAGGAAAGATGTAAATTGCATTAGGAACTAAATCATCTTTTTCAATCTCATAATATATTTCGAAAGATTTATAGTTTAATATTCCTTGTTTGTTTGGTGTAAAGAATAATCCTATATTTGACTCAGGAGTTAAATTTAATTTATTAGATACTACAGCGTGTGATGACCAGTATCTGTTAAGATAATTCGCAGCAGGATTTTCAGCTTTATATAAAACACCTGATACGTAATCTGTTGCAGTTGACCCGGTAGATAGATAGTAAAAATCAGTACCGGAGAATTTTTCTGATAGTACACGCTGTTGGTCTAAAGATAAATTTTGAATTGTTTTTTCCTGACCTGTAAAAAACTCTCTTGGCAATCTATCTAAATCATCAACAGTCTTTCTAATGTTTGCTGCTAATTGAAGATTTTCAGATGCTGCTAATGGTGTAGCTTCTTCAACTAATAATACATCAGGAATTTGACTAAAAAGATCTGAAATTGCTCTATCTAAATCTACCCATATTCCGGGGTTTTTTTGTTCAACATTAGCTACAAATAAATCATATAATTGATCGTTTTTCTCATCAACGTATACTTCACGATCAACATCCGGATCTACATCAAAATAATGTTGATAATTGTCATAAAGAGGTTCAACGTCTATGCTTATGTTTTTATTAATAGACGATAAATCAGGAAATACGGTAGTAGGATATAACTCTTTGAAATCAGGATCTAATAATAAATCAATTACTGTGTCTCTAATAGAATTTTTTGTTCCTTGTTCGCTACCTCTAAATTGTTTTCTAATTGACGATTCAGTTACAGCATTTCTACGTCTAACTAAATATTGAGTTATTTGCTTTATCTTTTTTACGTAAAAGGGAACTGCTAATTCAATTTCATGTTTGTTATTAAAGTCAATATTTGATAGAAATCTTCTCTCTTCAATAGTTGTAAAGTTTAAAGTGATATTCTTTAATAAATCAACATATTGAGTTACTATTGAATCAGACTCTAGTGAAGATACTCCTCGTTTATCACTGTAGAAATTATTTACATATGTTCTATATTGCGTAAACAAATCAGCTTCATCTGTAATTGAAGTAGACTGGATTTGCACCCATTCAATATAAGATAAAGGTTTTTCACGTAATTCTGCCATTTTTAATATTTATATGTATGTTTAAAGCACGCCAGGTGTATATGCAGACAGAGTATCAGTAAATAATCCTAATCCTTTTCTAAGCTCAAAATCGATTAAACTGTCAACTATTCCATCATCTTCAGTCCATTCTTCTACGCTGCTGCTGGATCTTAAAAGAGTTGTTTGAGGGTTATTCCAATCTATAACACCTTCAACTAACTCATTAGTAAATCCAGATGTATGCTCATAAAACTTTATAGTATCTTTAATCTCTGTTCCTGATATACCTTCAACAATATTCCATCCCCAATATGGTGTGAATGCGCTCAATGGATAACTAGATAAAGCACTATATTTTGCTATGTAATTAGGACTTGTCGTACTTCCTCTACCTGAACTTTCATATGGTGATACATGTCCAGTAATAATTTTTTGTACTTCACCGTTAAACAAATATTTTGCTACTAACGGTTGATCTGCTGAAACAACATAAGTTGTAACGTCAAGCTCTTCACCTAAATTTGTAGGATTAAATATACTACCCGGTCTTGTAAGATCGTAATCAGAATCATCAACTTCTAATGTACCCCAAAGCTTGGAATGAGAGATACTTACTAGATCAGCAATTCGCTTTAATCTCCCGGGGTAAATTAAATTGTAGTTATTAATATCTACATTGTACATTTTACACAACGAATACAGAGAGTTAATACTACAAGTATCTATATCGTTATGGTTGTCAACGAAGTTAGCAATTTTTTCATATGTAACTCTACCTAGGGAATTTATATCACCACTAGTATTACCAACAATAGTTCCTAAGAAGTCATCAAACAATACTGTGTTTTCTGATAATTGAGGGTTAAATACACTATCTTTAATATTTTGCTGTGGGTTGAAATTTTCATTAACTTTAGTAACAGTAAATCTACCACCCGAATCATATACGCTAAACGTAGTTTCGCCTTCCACAACTCTTTCACCGGTTGTATTCTTATATTTGTTTAACCATCTGTATCCTGTCCAATCTCCTTTAGCTGATGTTTTACCATATACAAATCCAGTGATTGCACTAGCTGGCGACTGTAAATTATTAAGGGAAAATGACGCACTCAATGTAGGTTTATCTGATGGTATACTATAAACTTTATTTTCAAAACTATTAATAACTAACACGTTATTATACGTATCTACGCTAATACCACCTATATGATGAGCTTGAGCTGTAAGAGGGTCAAATTTTGATCCATCAATTGGTGATATACTATTGATTAAAGGACCGTTATCAGCTACAAAGTCAGATACGTAAGTATCGTCTCTAACTACTAAACTTTGTAATATATCACCTGCAGTGTTAAGTTGTGTAATTGTGTCAATGTTGTCGCTTACCCATAAGTTTTGATTGTTATCAACAACAACATGTTCAGGATTAATAAATCCACTAACTGAGAATAATAACGACCCTGAGGTGTTAAATTTATATATCTTATCTGATGGTCTTCTAATTGCTGTTATAGCATTGGTTACTGTTCCTGTAGTAGTCGCTGCTTGATTAAACACACCAATATATGGTTTCACAATAACAGTAGTTGTAGTTGCGTTACCACTAACTGTATCAACTAAGAAATCTCCATTATACCATACAGTATCATCTGCAGCTCCAGCAAATCCAGTTACTTCTAAAATTTCACCTGAAGATATAAAAAATGTATTTGTTGTAAATACGAACTCAAAATTGTTGCCTGCTCTTTTTACTGCAGATCCAGTAACTCCTAAAGCAGATAGTGAATTCACATAATCTGTATTATATATTTCATTTTTATACCCACTAATATGTCTTATAGGATTTTTAACGGAAACCCAAAGATTGTCGCGATTATCAACTACCATATCTGTTGGTATATTTGGTTGATTAAATTTGTATTCGGAAGCTAAATTATCTGATTCGGTGTATTTTTGAATAAACCCACTAACAGGATTTGTATAACCTATATGAACGCTTCCGTTTTTACCTGTTTCAACTATTGAAGGTGAATGAGTATTATTATCACCTGTAGTATCAACAACAACATCAACGCCGTTTTTAACGCTTAACTTATTTGTACCTGAAGTTACTGATGAATATGTTAAGTTGTCAGATGTGTATACATCAGCTATTCTTCCGTTATCCGCGCTTAATTTAACTACTAACGATACACCAGGTATTGCTACATAATAATTTCTATCCTCATCTATAGCTACACTAGTTGAACTTACAGACGGAAAAAGTGGACTTCCAACATAATAGTCAGCAACTACGTCTATAGTTTGATCTAACGGGTCATCTTGTAATATATTAGTTCTGTAATCTACATGTAATGAGTCAGGTTGATTATACGTATCAATACCAGATATTGATGTTGATTTAGTATTTGCAAGATATACTTGAACTTTGTTATTGCTTAAATCATCAGAAACAAATGTAACTGCTAGAGGTGATCTAATATCAGTTAATTGTTCTCTATTCCCTTCAACAGCTGTTAAAGATGTTATTTTGATATCTTTAGAATTTTCAATAATACCTGTTGAGTTGTTTGTAACAAAGTTATTACGGAATAATATTCTCGACTCTAATCCGTGATCATTGTTAGTAACATATCCGAAATTAATATCCTTAGGAAAATTAGGAATATCATTTAAAATGACTTTCCCTGCTAATTTAACGTTATCACTTGTATCGATAGGTAAGAAAAATCCTCTATATAAACCAGATAACGATGAAGGTAGTTGAGTATCTGTCTCGTTAAAATAATGAGTACTTAATAATGTAGTATTTGTAAAATTACTATCACTACCACTAATAGTACTAAGAGATACTGTATATAGATCTGTAGGTTCAGCAGCTCCTGCAACAGCAGGTAAAATATTCAATGGAGGATATAATCTTGCTAAACTGTCATAATTTCCTTCTAAAGTAACAAAATAAGGTACATTAATTAATTGATATTTTATCTTAGATAGTGACATAGATAAAATACCTGAAGAGTTAAATGATATACGTTGAGCAGGATTTATTTTAACTCTAATAGGTATAGTTAAGCTAAAACTTTCGAAATATTTTTCTAAACTAAAACTATCTAATTTTCCATATAACGATTGCGCGTAATGTGGGAATTGTGTTGTGTCTAATGACGCAAAAGCAAATACAAAATCATTATCCAGTTTTGGAGTTGAATCAACATACAAAAATTCACACGAACCTGTAGTGCCAACAAATACAGTGTCTTTCGCAGAAACCGATGTTAGATAATCTCCCGTAACTCTTTGATAATATTGACCTCCATGTCTACTAGGAGATAATTTAACATAATATATGTCTTCATTATTAACAGTACTAAGACTTTGTATAGGTGTATACGATAATTCGTTATTATTTGCTGTTACTGGCTTAAAAAAGCTCCAAGTATTATCTAAATGAGACCATTTAAAATTCTCATAGTCGTCAATATTAAGTTGTTTACTAGTAGACCCGCTAGCATATAAATTAATTGTGTATCCGGTCGCAGAAACTGCATTATGAGGTTGCCAACTACTTTGGCGAGAAACGGATATTCTATTTACTCTTGAATTAGCTGGTACGTTAAAAACGTTAATAGCATCTGATGTTACAAGATCAAGTTGATCGTTTAAAAAGTTTGAAACTGATAACTGTTTAGTTTCTGTGCTTAAATATTCTTGGCCACCGCTAGTATATCCAATAACACTAACAGTATAAATTCCAGGGTATTGGTAAATGTGCTCCGCGCTTATACCTTTTGTTCTAGTACCGTCTCCTAAATCCCATACAAAATAATCATTACTTATCCAAGGTGGATTTCTGTGAACAGGTGCTGATGAGCTGGTCTCGAATACAAACGTAGTTAATTTATTTGTATATCCAGAAAGAGTGTTAACACCACCGTTATTGACAGTGCTAACACCACCTGTAACGGTAAAAGGAATTTTAATATGTTTATCGACTGCCATTATACTGCTACCACGTCAATCTTATTTAGAAAATTTGTAGAGTCATACAAATATGGAAATTTAAAATAAGGTAATGTTAGATCAGCGCTTATTATTCGAATATCTTGTACAGGATAGACTGGATTCCAAATAAGAAAATTAATACCTTCGGTCGTCTGTCCGGTATCTGTTCTTACAGTGAAAATTTTATCCACTCCTTCAATATCATTTATATTGTTTCCTATCGAAGTAATAGCAACAGTATCACCGAGCTTAACATTGTTAAAAAATGAATTGATTACTCCATTAATTTCATTTTTAATGCTTGATAAGCTTCTTGAACTTCCTACTTCTCTTTCTATTCTAAAAATTGTATTTTGTACTAATCCTGTGCCTAATGTTTCAACTGTTGGGTCAAACGTGCCTGGCGAAACAGCCATATACACCGGATCCATTAATATAGGTTCACTTGTGATAACTTTTTTATCTCTAATACCATCTAAAACTGCATTTTTTTGTGCTGAAGACAGGTATGTGGATCTTACAATTGTGCTGGCTCCTCTTTTAACTCTAGGAACACAATACATATATACATTATTAAAATCACAAGCATCAGCAAATAAAGCTTGATTTAGAACTGTTCTTGAATCTAACTTTGAGGGTGTAGATTGATCTAAATTTGTAATTAGGTAATCTAAATGACCGTTAACGTATTCTTCATTATTTACAACTTTTATACTGTCAATAAAATTATTGTAATTTTGAATTACAAAACTTTCGAAGTCATTTTTGGATAATAGCCTATGTTGGGCTGAAAATACTTTCGGAGCGCGCTCTCTTATGTCGTCTACAGTTTCACCTGTAAAAAATTCAGAAGACGCATTAACGTTAGAAAAAATAATATTGTTTAAGACTGTTTGAGTTGAGTAATTGATGTTTGAATCTTTTACTTGATCAAATATTGATCTAAACTGTACAGTGTTGAATAATATTGGTGATGCATTGTCTATTGCGCCAGGACCAACAACACCATTTTCACCGTTACTTCTTAAATAGTAAATTGCAACAGTATCGTTAGCGTTTAACCTTTTACCTGTACGATTATTTCCAAATTTTATTTCATATCTACCATTCTCGTTATATCTAAGCTCGTAAGCTTTAGATTCTGACGATTCCAAATATAATGAGTCAACTCGTTCCCATTTTGAATATACATTAGTTTGAGCATCTCTAACGTATACGTCAATACTAAAATGGTCTATAATTACATCACCAGGTATTAATGTAACGGTCTCAAAATCATCTCCTAAAGCAGTTACTAATGGATACTCTTGATATTTTCCTTGATATAATAAATTAGATTCACTAAAATCAGATAAATTTTCTCTTGTTGAAAGTATTTTATTAAATGAAGCGTCTTTAATAAAACTATATGGAACACCTCCTGCAATAATAGAAGAATATCTAGGTATTGTATATGAAGATTGTGATACAAATTCGTTTGCTACTGCTTCAAATGCTAAGTTACAAGATTGAGTACCTATAGGTTTGTAATCTAATGATTTAACAATTCTATTCATGTTTTCATATAACTCTGCTTCTGTGAATGTAGCTTCAGAACTTGTTTGATTCAAATAATATAACAGTACATGATAACTATAAGCTATAATATCAATGAAGCTGGAGATATTACTACCTTCAAAATTTTGACCTGTAAACGTGGAGTTTTCATTTAACCGATCACGTATCAATTGTTTAATACTTGTCGCGTCAAATGTTGCGTATGCATCTTTTGGTAATGTAAAGTCAGTTTTATTTGCCATATTAAATGTCTCCGTCGAATATAAATCCTCTATTGTTAAGTGCCCCGTTTAATTTAACTGGTACTATTGAACTATCTCTAAAAGAAATAGCAAATGATATTTGATATTCACCTTGATCAGGGTAACCTAAAACGTCTAAATGATCGATTTTTATTCTTGGTTCAAATTCAGTTACATTTTCGAGTATTGTTCTACCGATTAAATCTGCTGTAATTTGATTTACCGGGTCGAACAGGAACTTTTGTAAGTTTATACCAAAAAATGGATTTGTTAATCGCTGGCCAGGTGATGTATTAAACAAGTTAGTTAAACTTTGTTTAATATCTTTAGCGTCTCTTAGATCTTTCAAATCAAACACGTTTGTTACTCTATTGACAGGTACATTACCAGAGTCTGTATCAAACTCTAAATCAAATGATAGGTCTTTATAGGTGTATTCATTCAATACACCTGGTCTAGGATTTTGTTCATCTCTAGTAACTAAAGGGTTACTTTTCTCAATATTGTCTATACGTATCGGCACTATGATTATTTAGGTCTTTTTTTTTATTCTAAAGCCTGTGTTTTAATATCGTATGAAAATAAATACTATTACATCATGAGTAACAAATTCAACACGATTATTGAGGAAAATATGCGACGATATCAACAAAACACGTTGATCGTTGGAGACAGAGTAAAATTTATAGATGGCTTTGAAAATCACGAGTGGACTAAAACCCAACCTGTATTAAAAGTAGAAAGACTTAGAGCTTTAATTGAAGGCGGTCAAAACATACGAATCACTGCTGTTAAAACAGATAGACCTAATACGTCCGAATCTGGTCATTTTGAAATCGTAGACGGTGTTTATTATGATATTGTTGAAGAGATTGCTCCTGGTAGATACGGTCATTTATTCACAGTTCCATCTAATCTTGTTGAGCATCTAGATGATTATCCAAATATAGCTGGTGACACTCCAAGTCAACAGGTAAAAGATGATCCAACGCATATTAACACCAAAGAAGTTACTGTTGAGGACAATGAACTTGGACCCAAGAATCAAACAGACGCGCATGGTGGTGATTTGAGTTTAAATAATACAAATGTTGATCTGGGAGGTAAGGAACCAACTCCAGGTGAATCATATACTAAAAAATATATTGAAGATTAATTGTTAGCAAGTTGAATTAAACAACTATAACAATTGATCTCTTGATCTGCAACAAATGCACTTCGATATAATGCTTCGGCAATAACAATCAAGTGCATTTTCTTTTTATTTTCATCTATTGAAGTGTTTGTATCTACATAATTAAATATAGTTCTTAACAATACTGGGTAATCAGCATTAAATGTCTCTTCATTTTCAATGATATATTTACGGAGCTTTAAAACGTGACCGCTATCAAGTAATAACCAAATTTTCTTTGCAAACTCATCGCAATTATGAGTATTAGTAATGCGAAGTTTCCTATCAATACAAAATTTTTGAACTTCATTAATTATCTTACGTAAATCCGGGTAATTACCTTTTACGAATTTTACTAATTGTTCATTTTGCTCCTGGGATACTGTAATACCTTCACAGTTTAGAATATAATTGATACGCTCAATACACCCGTCTTTTGGAGGTGTCAAGTCAAGACTTTGACATCTACTCTGTAATGCTGGTATAACTCTATGTCCGTAATTTGCAGTTAATACAAATCGAGTACGCTCTGAATACTCTTCCATTGTATTACGAAGAGCTCGTTGAGCATCTTGACTTAAACCATCACACTCGTCTAAAATAATAACTTTAATTTTACCGTCTAAGCTCATTGTTTGAGCAAACTGTACGACTTTTGATCTAATTGTATCAATACCATTTTCATCTGATGCATTTATATACAAATACTGACATCTTAATGCATTATTTACAATAATTTTGGCTAATGTAGTCTTACCAACACCTGGAGAACCGACTAGCAATAAGTTCGGTATCTCATGATTATCAATATAGTTGTTGATAATATCATAATTTTTTGAACTAACAATTAGATCAGTAATTGTTTTTGGCCTATATTTTTCTACCCAAAGATTTTCAAACATATTATTTTCCAGAACTTCCAAACCCTTTACTACCTCTATCTGACTCAACAACATCATCAACAAATTCACAATGAGGTTGTAATAATGGATATACTACAAATTGAGCAATTCTATCACCTTTCTTAACTGTGTATGCAGTATCACCAAAATTATAGACTTTAACGCCAAGATCTCCACGATAACCGTTATCAATTACACCAAGATGTGGCTGTAAATTGTGCTTGAATCCAAGACCAGATCTAGGCTCAATTCTAAACCAATATCCAGGCTCAATAAATGCGAGTTTTAAACCTACAGGTACTACACTACTTCCAGGGTTACGGGGATTCCATGGAACTAACGTATCTTGAACAGCTACTAAATCATATCCAGAGTCACCGGTTCCCAATTCGCTGTTATTAGCTTTAGGTAGTTGTGCGTCTTCATGTGTTTTAACAAACTTAACTCTCGGGTTGATTATCAAATGCTGTTTAGTGATTAAATCCATGTTGTACCGAAATTATATGTGCTAGGTTCAGAAGGTCCACTACCTTTAGGTTTTTGTTCAGTTTCGTTTAGTAACGTCTTACCTTCAAAACTACTCCCCTCGGTATTTACAGTTTTTGCAACTCCATTTTGTTCTAACCAGCTTAATAATGCTTGAGTTTGCTCGGGGTTGAGTGTAAAACTACCATGTCCGTCAATGTTTAATGTCGCCATAATATATATTATAGGTGATTGTCGAGTGTTTTCCACTAAATATTTTATATGAGCGATCAAAACGACAATATCGATGATATAAACATCGATTCATTAGTTGATCAATTAAAAGACAACAACAAAGTTAACAATCAGATTCAAAATAACGAAGAGTTTAAACTTGAAAAAGAACAAATTGAAGATTTTGTTGTAGATAAATCTGGAAAACTAATCAATCAAAGTCTCGAAGTTTTAGAAAACGTTAAAGACTATATTATGGCATCAGGAGATCCAGACAGTATTAGCTCTCTTGCAGATTTAATTAATGCTTCAAGTAAATCTTTGGACACTTTGAACAAAATTGTTGTTCAAAATAAAAGAACTGCTACTACACTCACTGCAAAACAAATGGATATCGATTCAAAACACGCTATTGAAGAAAAACGAAATGATGATGCATTTATTGGATCTCGAGACGAAGTGTTTAAGAAAATATTAAATCAAGCAAAAGTTATAGAAGCTGAATCTGTAGATGATAGTCTTGATTCTAACTCTGGTCAATAGCCTCTGTATTTCTTGGTTTTAAAATATCGTTACCAACGTTTTTATTAATAGATTGTATTTTATTTTTTAATAAATCTACCTTTACAATGTTACGTTCTATCAGTGTCTCTATAATAGGACTAGGAGACTTTTGTTTATTTTGGGCATTTTTCATATAAAACAAAAGTTCATATGAACTACCTATTGATGCCGCTACAATACCATTTAGCTTTTGAGCTGATGCTGCAACTCTTCTAATATGTGAGTAATCAGGCATTAAATTTTGTTGATGGGAAAGATCTTGAACTCCAAAACTTTCCATAATTTTTTTGATGTGTGATCTAAATAAAACATTAGTTCTTTCAGTTATTTCAGCATCAAACTCTGAACTAAAACGTGTTAATTTATCTTCTATACTTGGAGGTAACGTTGAAACTGGACCGGAGTTCCCGTCAAAAGCAACATCGAGTAATATATGTACATCTAACGGATTAGTAGACTCTGATATTCTACAAAGACTACCTATACTGTCACCCAAATCTTTAAAAGTATCATCTAATGGATCGACATTAAATTCTTTTATAGCTTTTTTATATTCTTCTTTTACCTTATGATGAGAAGACTGAAACTTGTCGTACCAGTAATTTAAAATTTCAAGATCCATATTTTCTACACCAAATTTTTCTTCAAGTTTGTTTAACCCGTCTTTTACTTGTTTATTAATATCTTCTGTCATTTCATACCATCTATGCTCATTAGTCGCTAAATCAAAAGCATGAAATGCACTAGCTGCAACAAAATCAGATATAGAGTTCCTTTCTGGTAGACCGTCATCATCAACTATCCACACTTCAGTAGGTTTTAAAAATGTGTTTAACTTAGTTAGTTTATATGCAATAGCATTATCTTCAAACACTTTAGGATTATACGCACCTCTAATATCTGTGTCTAATTTTAATTCGTTTTGATTTAATGATAAAAAGAAATTTACTTGTGAAGTTATTGGATCGCCGGTTTGTTTAGCATAATTGTACACGTAATATGCAGCTATATCATTAGCATAATCATTTAATACTTTGATATGATTTGTAGTAGCAATATGGAAATCAAGTGTATTAGTTAAATCTATATTAACTAAATTAGAAATTCCTGTTTTTAATGGAAATGTTGCCATACTATTCTTCTACTACTTCTAATCGAACTTCACCTGTAGTTTCATCAAGAGTACCAACTACAGCTCTTTCACCTACATTATCCCAATTTATGTTTACTTCATATGTTGGTTCAGATGTATGCATTTTAACACAATCTATATTATTAATATATTGGTTGTTTTTAAATAAGAATGAATGTGTTATTCTTGTTGTAAACCATTCTCCTGGTAATAATTTACTCATATAAGAGTCTTTGTCTACATTTCTTAGAGTTAATAATATGAATCTACCGACAGTTCTATGACCGGACCCTGCAATCTCAAAATTTATCATAGGAGCTCCAGCAAATGTTTTATTTATTATGTGATTTACACCCATAGGAAATCGTTCTTCTTTTACTCCCGAAGGTCCCGTAACATGGTCAATTAATTTGTTAGTAGCTTTTTGTTCATTAATAGGTAAAATTGCTGAAGCTGTTGAGAACCCTCTAGAACCTGGCATGTTATTTGCATGTCTATCTTGGATTTGATTTTTAGCTTCTAAAATAGTATGGTTTGACTGTTCAATAATAAATTGCTTGTTGTCGTATACATGAACAGCTCTAGATATCATTTTATTTGAGCTAAACTCATTATCTATGTTAAGTAAACTAAAGTTTTCTAAACCTTCAAATTCAAAAAGTAAATTCTCAGATAATCCATGATTACCAGGCATAACTTTTCCAGTAACATTAGGGTCTGATGACTCGGTGTATACGCCTGCTTCACCTACAAAAGAATCTATAATAAACGGAGCTATGTTATTTTTAGAATAACCTTTTTTAAAGTAATCTTCAATGCTTCTAAGAGAAAAAGCTTTTATTTGTCTATCATATGTTAAAAAACAATAGTCACCAGTATTTTTACTTACATGTCTGTCTAACAAATATTCTAAATCATCATATACTACTGATTGCGGTGACGAGCTGTAAAAAACATCTGTTTCGCCTATGTCCCAATCGGAAGCAAAATTTTTATCAGTTAAACCTAAAAAATTAGTTAATAAATCTTTAATTGCTAATCCTGTTTTCTCTTTTCTAAAGCTGTTACTAACTTGACCAGAATTAAAATTTAAATTTAAATTTCTTTTTTTCGCTGCAGCAGTGTTCCATTCTATATTAGAGTCAATTAATAATTGTTCTCTAATATCTAGTAAGTTGTATTTTTTAATTTTAGTTGTTCCACCACCATCTACAAATTCTTGCTCTTCTCTTACATGATATACACCTTGAAATGAATAATGATCGCGTAAGTTTTTTTCTCTAATAGTAGGTGAAACAGAAATGTAAAAATACTCTTTTCCGTCACTGTTAAAATTAAAGCTTTTCGAAAAAAGCCTTTCATTTAACTCGTTTGTAATATCCTCAACTAAGTTTTCTAAGAAATTTCCTGAAGTATTAACAGATAATTGAACTGTTGGGAATATACCGTAAATTGATTCTTCAACAATTATTGAAACAATATGACCATTGCTAATTTGCATAGCATGGTCACCGTTAAAAAATATAACATTTACTGTATAGTCTTGGCTATTAAAGACATATCCATTATCGCTAGTTTCATTCTTAATATTTTCTTTCATACTATTAAAAGTATCTTCATGACATACATCATCCATACACTGAGTCAAGGTAACTAGATTGTTAAATGATCTAGTAAACAAATCTTCTCTACTGTAGCTAAGTGGATATGCCCCTAATAGAATACTATCTTGTGCATCAACAGCATTAAAGGTAATCGCTACCTTTGATCTATTCAATATTTCATATTTATCTACTGGAGATACATTCCCTAGATATCGTGGCGAGTTTAACTTTATAGGGCCATAAGCTTTTACCTTATAGTTTGAGCACAGAAATGTTGCAAGGAAAGCAACCTTTTCGTCATCACAAAATACAGAGATATCTGTTTTCTCTACATCTTCTTTAAAACCTAGAGCATCTAGATTAGGTTTAGGAATATCCTTAGTTATATCTATTGTTATATCTGCTTTAGGATTATCTGCCTGAGTCCCAAAAGAAATAATCTTGGCCTTATTCTGTTCGCGATATGCTTGAACCATGCCATCTATATATTTCTCTTCTAGAACTAATACATCTGGTTGATATTCATTTATTGCCTTAGCAAGCTGAGTCATATCTTTAATAGCGGCCAATGGCCCGATTCTACTCGCCGCTACATTAATATCTCTAGAAGTAGGATAAGGCATCTCTGCCTGCGTTAATATTCTCATTAAATAAACTCCTGTGC